ATGATAAGAAACCCTAGCGACTATGCTTCTATGGTTGGCGGGCGCACACAAGAGAATATGGCGGCTGCCCAAGCCTTACAAAACCAAGCCTTTGCTGACCCCCAGAACCCATTACGCATCACCAACCCACAAGCCTTAAGCCAACTCACCCAGATGATTACCTCTGGCCCATTAGGTTTTGCTCCGGCAGGAATTACCGCTTTCCACGGCTCTCCTTATCTCTTCAAGCAGTTTGACCCCATGAAGGTAGGAACTGGCGAGGGAGCGCAGGCTTACGGCGTTGGGGCAGGTTATACGGCAGAGGCTAGGCCGGTAGCAGAGGAATATATGAGGCAGGTAACGGCGGGGACTCCACAGCCACCAGTAAGGACTTTTAGAGGAGAAGAATTAATCCCGCAAACCCCAGAATATATGGCGGCTCGCTTACTGGATGCAGACAAGATGTCGTTGCCGCAAGCTAGAAAAGAAGTGTCTAGTTGGATTGCGAGCGCAAAACCAGAAATGCAACGAGAAGTTGCAAATTGGCAAAAAACGCTAGATATATTAAATCAGGCTGAAAAGAAATCAGATTTCAAAAATTTGGGTGATAGAAGTTACCTGTATAAAGGTGACATCCCAGACGAAATCCTGCCCAAGTTCTTGGATTGGGATAAGCCGCTAAGTCAGCAGTCTAATGATGTTTTAAGTGCTCTAAAACGTCGTATTGTTGATGTTCGCCCCCAGGATAAATTTGACATGGGTGGAAATGCTCGATTACGAGATAACCGTATGGGGCAAATTGATAAAACATCATCAAGCCCGTGGTTAATGGAGACTACAAGCGAAAGTGGAACTAAATTTTTTGGCTTATCACAAAAAGACGTAGACAGAATGTTTGGTTCAAAAGATGCTAAAGACCTAACTGGAGAACAAATATATGCTCGGCTTACACAAGAAAAAGGGTCACAACAAGCCGCATCAGAATATTTGGACAGCATCGGAATCCGTGGCATACGTTACCTAGACCAAGGAAGCCGTGGAGAGGGCAAAGGAACCTCTAACTTTATCCCTTTTCGGGCAGAGGACTACAAGATTCAAGAAATAAATGACATCCCAATAGAAGATTACATTGCTAAAGGATTGTTGTAGAATAGCAACAACTTAACCCGAACAACCACTAAGGATTCGGACATGGAAATCAGTAAAGTAGGTGAAATTACAGAACGCAAGCTCCCGCCTAACGCTGGCAAGGGAAGGCCACTAGGAACGCCTAACAAGTCCACAGCGGCGGTCAGAGAGGCCATTGCTAGGATGGCAGAGGACAACGCAGAGAAGTTCGCTGAGTGGCTCACAAAGGTCGCCAAGGAGAGTCCTGAAAAGGCGTGCGACATCTATCTAAAGGCGATTGAGTACCACATCCCCAAACTAGCGAGAACAGAAGTAACAGGCGCAGAGAACGGCCCGCTGACCATTAAGGTGGTCACGGGAATATGACCGAAGCGGTAATTGAGACCGGATACAAGCCAAGGGCAGAGCAAAGACAGATTCACGATGCCGTGGAGAGTCACCGCTTTGTTGTGGTCGTGGCTCACCGCCGGATGGGAAAGACGGTTGCAGCTTTAAACCAGCTTATCCACGCCTCCTTGCAATGCGACAGAGAAGCCCCAAGATTTGCCTACATTGCTCCGACTTACGGACAGGCCAAGCGGGTTGCGTGGGACTACCTATGCAACTTCACGAGACCGCTCAAAGCCGAGGCAAACATCTCGGAGTTGCGTGTAGACTTCTACGGCAGGAGAATACAGTTATATGGCTCAGACAACCCCGATTCTTTGCGAGGCCAATACTTCGATGGCGTTATTCTGGATGAGATTGGCGACCAGAACCCGAAGATATGGAACGAGATTATTCGTCCTGCTCTCGCAGACCGTATGGGTTGGGCGGTATTTCTAGGAACACCAAAGGGTGCAAACCATTTCAAGGATTTTAGAGACCGCGCAGAGAAAGAGCCAGAGTGGAAGTTACTGGAGTTCAGGGCTTCGCAGACGAACATACTTGCAAAAGAGGAACTGCTCGCTGCTAAGAAAGAAATGGGCGATGATAAGTATGCCCAAGAGTTCGAGTGTTCCTTTGACAGTCCGGTTGAGGGCGCGTATTACGCTGCTACGCTTAACGGCTTGCCAAAGGATAGATTCAAGGAATTCGCGCGGGATGATTTATGCAAGACTTATACCGCATGGGACTTGGGCGTTGGTGATTCGACGGCTATCTGGGTCTGCCAAATTGCGGGGCAAGAGCGTAGGCTACTTGATTTCGTGGAGAACCACGGAGTCGGCTTAGATTGGTATGTGAACTGGATACGCAACAATGAATACACAAATGCCGAGCATATTCTTCCCCATGATGTCGAGGTACGCGAGTTGGGGACAGGAAAGAGCCGAAAGGAAGCCCTGCAAAACCTCGGACTCAACATTACCGTCTGCCCCAGAGTGTCAGTCGATGATGGGATACAAGCCGTTAGAAGGTTTCTACCTAATTGCTACTTCCATCCACGAGTTAAACAAGGCACAGATGCACTACGCAACTACCGCCGAGAGTACGATGAGAAGCGCAATGTTTTCTACGACAAGCCCCTGCATGATTGGTCAAGCCACGCTTCGGATGCCTTTAGGTATCTCGCTGTGGGCTTAAATACGACCTCGACCTGGGCTAAACCGCTTAACGTGAACACGAAATGGATTGTCTAAATGCAAGAATTTGACCTACAAGCCATCATAGAGAACGAGATAGACAACGCTATCGGCTATATCAATACCGAGACCGTAGAGGAACGCCGCGACTCGCTCATGGCGTACAACCGCGAACCCTACGGCAACGAGGTAGAGGGTCGCTCCACCATCGTTACAGGCGAGGTAGCAGAGGCCGTAGATGGTGCATTGCCACAACTCCTGCGTGTATTTACACAGTCCGACGACGTTGTACGGTTTGAGCCAAAGGCTCCCGGCGACGAGGAGAAGGCCAAGCAAGCCACCGAGTACTGCAACTGGGTGCTGATGAATGACAACCCAGGCTTCGAGGTATTCCAGACTTGGTTCAAGGATGCGCTCTTGCAAAAGAACGGCGTAATCAAGGTTTGGTGGAACGACGAGACATCGGTTGACAAGGAGAAGTATCAGAACCTCTCCGAGGAAGAACTGACCATGTTGCTCTCCGACGGGCAGATGGAAGTCGTCAAGCAAAAGCAGACCCAAATTGGGGAAGTACCCATGCCTGTTGACCCAATGGCGGTTCAGCAAGCGATGGCTCAAGGTCTCCCCCCACCGGCTCCCATGATGCAGCCCGTGTTTGCCTACGATGTCACGGTCAAGAAGATAGACAAGAAGGGTTCGGTCAAGGTCGAGAACGTGCCGCCCGAGGAGTTCTTAATCTCCAAGAAAGCCCGCCGTATCGCTGACGCGCCTTTCGTAGCCCACAGGAGACTGACCACCCGTTCCGAACTAATCAGCATGGGCTTTACGGCTGACGATATTGACGCTCTGCCCGCCTACGACGACCTGACGTTCACCCCTGAGAGGGTTGCAAGATTCCCCAACGGCGAGCAGCCAGACGACCCCAGCCTCGACACAAGCATGGACGAGATTGAGACGTTCGAGTGCTACATCAGGACAGATTACGACGAAGACGGCATTGCCGAACTCCGCAGGGTGTTCTACGCTGGCGGCACAATCCTAGAGAACGAGGAAGCAGACTTCATACCGTTCTGCTCCATCTGCCCAATCCCCATGCCCCACAAGTTCTTCGGGCATAGCCTTGCAGACAGGGTTGTGGACATCCAGAAGATTAAGACCACGATTACCCGTCAGATGTTGGACAACCTGTATCTTTCTAACAACGCTCGGATGGCGGTGGTAGATGGTCAGGTCAACCTAGACGATATGCTCACGGTCACACCTGGCGGCATAGTTCGGGTCAAGAACAACGCAGCTATCACGCCCCTTACAGTCCCTTTGGTCGCGGGCCAAGCCTTCCCCATGCTTGCGTACATGGACGAGATTCAGCAAAAGCGCACAGGCGTTACACAGGCTTCTCAGGGCTTAGACCCCAACATCCTGCAAAACACTACCGCTACCGCCGTGGCTATGGTTCAGAACGCAGGTGCAGCAAAGGTTGAGTTGATTGCTCGGATATTCGCTGAGACGGGGGTAAAAGACCTGTTCAAGCACATCCTGCACTTGGTCTGCAAGTATCAGGACAAGCAAAGAATCGTGCGGATGCGTGGCAAGTTTGTGGCTATCGACCCCCGCGAGTGGAGCAACGAGTACGACCTGACGGTAAACGTGGGTCTAGGCACAGGAAACAGAGAGCAACAGATGGCGATGGTAGCCGCAATCCTCCAGAAGCAAGAGCAGATTCTTGCCCAGATGGGTATGGCTAACCCGCTTGTCTCCCCAAGCCAGTACCGCAATACACTCGGAAGATTCATCGAGTCCGCAGGGTTCAAGGACACCAACGAGTTCTTCCGCGAGATTACGCCTGAGATGGAGCAGCAGATGCTCCAGCCACAGCAACCGGCTCCAAATCCGGCGATGGAGGCCATCATGCAACAAGCCCAAGCCCAGATTGAGATTGACCGCGCCAAGGCTCTAAACGACATCGAGATTGCCAAGGGTAAAGCCGCCGCCCAGATTCAGTTGGAGCGCGAGAAGGCAGCCGCACAGTTGCAACTCAAGACGGCAGAGTTCCAAGCCGAGGCACAGATTAAAGCCGCCAAGATTGGGGCACAGATTACAGGCAACGTGGAGATACCTGGTTGAACGAAACAGAACGGGCAATAGCCCTCCTGAACGACGAGTTCTTTATGGGTGTTGTAGAAAAGCAACGCCTGATGTATATTTCCAACATATTAGATAGTTCTGACGAGGACGTAGATGTTCGTGAACGCGAGCGTCTAAAACTTAAGGGGCTAGAAGAATTTATTGCGTCACTCCGGTCTATCTCTGCCAACAAGGAGATAGACAAGAAACGCAAGTTTATGGTTTTTTAACCACAGTAGGAGTTCCAAATGGAAGACACCAACCCGCAAGGGAGTGCAAAAACAGTAGACGATGCAGCAGCTCAAATCTTTGGGATGCTTGAACCAGAGCAGCCGGAAGGCCAAGCCGAGGCACAAGCCGAAGAAGTGACCGAGGAGTACGAGGCGCAAGCCGAGGAATCTGAGGATGAGCAAGGCGAGGAAGTCCAAGAAGAAGTCCAAGAACCACAAAGGTTTCGTGTCAAGGTTGACAACGAAGAACTGGAAGTGGACTTAGACGAACTGATTAAGGGCTATTCACGCACATCTGACTACACTAAAAAGACGCAGAATCTAGCCGAGCAGCGCAAGGCAGTCGAATCCGAGCGCACGAAGATAGAGGAAGCCGCCAAACTTCGGGATACCTACGCCCAGCGGTTGCAAGTCATCGAGCAGATGTTGACACAACCAACGGAAGACCTGACCGCCCTAAAAGATAACGACCCCGTGGGGTACGCAATCAAGGTGGCAGAGAATATGGAACGAGAAAAGCAACTCGCCGCTGTCCGCGCCGAACGCGAATCCGTCCAAGCCAGACAAGTCGCAGAGAACCAAGAGCGACTGAAATCTCATATCGCACAGGAAGCCGAGCGTCTACGTTCTGCCATCCCTGACTTTAGCGACGAGGTAAAAGGCGAGGTTATCCGCAAGGAGATACGGGATTACGCAAAATCGGTAGGCTGGTCAGACCAAGAGTTGTCGCAGGTGTACGACCACCGCGCCGTCCTAACTCTGTACCGGGCTATGCAATTCGATAAATTGCAGAAGTCAAAACCTGCTGTCCAGAAACGGGTAGCAGAAGCCCCCAAGTCTTTGGCTCCAGGGGTAGGCTCTCCGCGTCTTGATAAGGACGGAGAGATGGTCAAGAAATTGACCAAGCAACTTAAACAAACTGGTCGCCCTAGAGACGCGGCTAAACTCTTTGAACGATTCTTATAAAGGAATAAATCATGGCAGTCCCATCAAATACCTACCTGCGCTACACCTCGATTGGTGTACGCGAAGACTTAGCAAATGTTATTTACTCAATCAGCCCCACCGACACGCCCATCATGTCGTCCATCGGACAGGCTAAAGCAACCCAGACCAACCACGAGTGGCAGACTGATTCGCTCGCCGCCGCAACCACGGCTAACGCCCTGATTGAAGGTGACGACGCAGCAGCTTCTTCGCTCTCGCCCACGACCCGTGTTGGCAACTTCACGCAAATCGTTGGCAAGACCGTTCAGGTTTCGGGCACGCTCGAGGCAGTAGACAAGGCCGGTCGTAAGTCTGAGAAGGCTTACCAGTTGGCTAAAGCATCTTCCGAAATCAAGCGTGACATCGAGACCATCATCACAGCCAACCAAGCCAAGAGCAACGGTACGGCTACTACTGGCGCTCGTAAGTTAGGCTCGCTCCTTTCTTACATCACCACCAACGTATCCAAGGGTTCGGCTGGTACAAACCCGACAGGCGACGGCTCGGACATCCGTTCCGACACCACGACCCGTACCTTCCTTGAGTCCATGCTCAAAGAAGTAGCACAGGAAATCTTCACAGAAGGCGGCACACCCAAGATGTTGGTTGTTCCTCCAGGCTTGAAGGCAACTGTGTCTGGCTTTACTGGTGTTGCAGAGCAGCGTTACGTTACCGGCGCAGAGCCAACGACTATCGTTGCCGCCGCTGGCGCATACCTCTCGGACTTCGGCCTCATCAGCATCGTTCCTGACCGCTTTATGCGCTCAACCGATGCCCTGATGCTTGACTCTGAGTATGCAGCTTTGGCTTACCTCCGTCCTTTCCAAACGAACGACTTGGCCCGTACCGGCGACTCTGACAAAACTCAGATTCTTGCCGAACTGACCCTCGAAGTTCGTAACGAGAAAGCACACGGCGGTATCTTTGACATCAAAGCAGCGTAACTTGTGATAGAATCGGCGGTGGGGTATTCCCACCGTCGGTTTTACTGGATTAGATATGCAAAAACTGGGCGAAGAAGTAACGATAGAGGGAAAGCGTACTTGGTTTGCGGACGGAGATGGCGGGCTTGTCATCAGGGACGAACAAAACGTCGCACCAATCCTAGAGGCTAACAAGGCTTCTTATAACCAGATAGACGAACGCGCACGTTGGGGTGATGGTGCGCGGGTAGCGGAGATTCCCAATTCGGTCATTGCAGACCTGAATGTGAAGGGAATTATGAGGGGGTTCGCGGTGGTAGACCAGAAACGAATGAAAGCCTTTCTGAACGACCCGGAGAACCGTTTTTTACGGACGAGACCGGGGAGGATTTAGTGGGCAAGGTTCACGACAAGATTAAACAAAAGCAGCAAAAAGCACCGTGGGAAGATAAGAAAGTCGCCATTTGTATCCCTTCTCGTGGAGAGATGGAGATAGGAACGGCGTTTGACTTGGCGGTGATGTGTGCCTACGACGCACGCAACCGTACTGGACACCAAGCGGTGTACACGGTATCGGGAACCCTGATATTTGACCAGCGAGAGAAGCTGGCAGCCGAAGCCCTGAAAGAGGGTGCAAACTACATTCTGTGGATTGACGCAGATATGCGGTTCCCGAAGAATACGATTGAGATACTGTTAGCGCACGACAAGCCCATCGTTGGGGTGAACGCTACAACGAGAAC